AGAATTTTTGGTAATTTGCATATTCTCTAAAATTATCTATTGACACATATACTGTATTTCCGCTTACTGTTGCCAATCCCCTTCTACTTGAAACTTCAAATTTTCCATTATACAAATATGGATCATATATTTTTATGTAATTGCCTTCTATTCCTGTTAGAACTATAAAATGTCCACCATATGTAAATAATCCCTGATTACAACTTGCTATTATATAATTGTTATCTTTTAATTTTGAAATCACATCATCTAATTTATAGCATTCACTATAACCTATATCAAATACATCTGCTGTCCATTTAAATGCACTCCAATATGTACCTTGATTTGCACTTCTATAACCATATTTTACATATAAGTCTGCCATTTTAGCTGGAGTTATTGTTCCTTTTATACTTGACACAACCATTGCTGCACTTGTAGGTCCACAACCACTTGTGCCTATTGTTTGTGTGCTATCTCCTACACTAGAATACATTTTACTTTTCCATCTATTATCTATTTGTGAGAAATATGTTAGTCCAGCATAATCTTCTAATTGTATATATGGTGTTTTTTCTGCACCTTCATATGCAACTTGTCCTTGCTCTTTAAATGCTTCATTTTCTGTTGTTTCTTGTACTTCTAGTATTTGTTCATCTTCTGCAGTTAAACTTAATATTTCTGTTGTACTTTCATTTGTTGCAATGTCTACTATTGTATCTGTCATTTTTTCTACTACATCTTTTTGTAATTCTTTATCATCGCTAAAAGCAAATACAACAAACAATATAATGCACATTAATATTGATGATACTATTATTTTAAATTTTTTCATTATCTTCCCCTCCTATACAAATTTACTTAATCCTAAGATAAACGCTATTGCTGTTAATATAATTCCAACAAAAAAAGAAACTACTTTGCTTTTTATTTGCTTTTTAGTTTCTTCATATTCTTTTGCTGGTTTTTCTTCAATTATTTTTAGGCGTTCATTCATTTTGTTTTGGTCTTCTCTCATTGCCTTCATTTCTGTTGCTATTTCTCGCACACTTAGCGTTAAATCATATATGTTTTCAACTTTATTTTCAATACTATCTAATCTTTTAGAATTTGATTTTGAACGTTGCTCATTTTCTACTAATCTTTCAACAACTTTTGTATCTTGCATTTTCTTCCTCCTTCCGAGAAATTTACATTTTTAGTTTAATGGAATTGATAATATTCCAGTTAACCAATAAGCATTTCCATTAATAATACGAACAGTAACATTGCCATCAGCTACCTGTAAAAAGCCTTGTGATGTTTCTGTTCCAAAGGCTCCTGCTCTTATATAATTTTTTCCTTTCAAAAGAGTTTTTAAATCATATCCTGTAATATTAGGTAAGCTACCTATAGTTACTTCCTTATCTGCTACAGCAAAATACCCTGTAGACTTGCTTACTGAAACTCTAACAAATAGTACTCCATTTATTATTCTTGCTTGTATACCATTTCCATATTGAAATCCACCATTAGAAGAAAGTATTATTCCAGTATTTAAAGTTCCATTAATCCACCCAGTATCTTCGTTCTCTATTTGTTCTTTTAAATTGTTTATTTCTTTTTTTACATCTTTTATTTGAGGTATCATATTAACACCTCTTTTCTTTTTATAAAACTATAAGTGTGTGTGTGTGTGTGTGTGTGTGTGTGTGTACAGCCCCAAGGCTTACATGGTTTATTTTA